CCGACGGGTTCCGCGGCGGCTCGCAGCTCGTGCGCGTCCGTGACGGCTGGCTGACGGTCGTCCACGAGGTCGCCGTGATGGAGAGCGGCCGGCGGGCCTACGAGCACCGGTTCCTGTGGTTCGACGACTCGCTGACGCTCGCCCGGTGGTCGCCGCTGTTCGCGTTCCGGGAGCCGCGGGCGATCGAGTTCGCGGCTGGGTTGGCCCGGCACGGCGACGGCCGCCTGGTCGTGACGTTCGGCGTGCGGGACGCCGAGGCGTGGACGGCCGACCTTTCGGAGGTTGACGTATGTCAACTCCTCGCGCCTGTCTCGTGACGGGCTACCTCCGCCTCGACCTGCCGAATCGGTCGCACGCGGAGTACGACCGGCTGGGGGCCCGGCTGCTCGAGGCGGCCGATTGCTTCGACCAGATCACCTTCGGCGGCACCGTCGACGCCTGCTGGCACTGGGCGCTCTCCGACGGCGCCCTGCTGCCGGTCGGCAACGCGGAGAAGGACACCCGGGCCTTCCACGCGGTGCAGCACGAGAAGACGGCCTGGGTCGCCGCGGCGGCCGACCGCACCGACGCCGACATCCTCGTCTGGCTGGACTACGGCATCCTCCACGTCCCGGGCGTCACGGAGGCCCTCGTGGCGTCGTTCCTCGCCCGGGCGGCCCACCGGGCACCACGGGACCGGGTCGGCATGGCCTCGATCTGGGAGGGGCCACCGCCCGCGACGCCGGTCCCGCACCGCGTGGCGTGGCACTGTGCCGGCGGCGTGTTCACCGTGCCGCGGCATCTCGCCCTGCCCTGGCACCAGGCGGTCGTCGACGCGGCCGTGAGGATGCGGAACCGCGGTTGGGCGACGTGGGAGGTCAACGATTGGGCCGACGCCTGGCGGGAGCGGCCCGACCTCGTGCAGGCGTGGCGGTGCGACCACGACGCGACGCTCCTGGAGGCGTGGACGTGAGGGACTACGCCGTCGTGATCCCGACGCGGAACCGCTACGAGCTCGCCCTCCGGGCGATCCGGTCGGTGCTCGGGCAGAGCGTGCCGCCGCAGGAGGTCCACGTCGTCGATGACGCCTCGAGCGACCGCCGCTACCAGTGGCTCGAGGAGATCGTGGACGACGCCCGGGTGACGATCCACCGGCGGCCGATCTCGAGCCGCCTGGAGTACGACGCCGGGTTCGCCGTCGGGGCAGTCCGAAACACCGCCCTCCGGGAGATCGTGCGGGTGGGCTTCGACGGATGGGTGGCGTTCCTCGACGACGACGACGAGTGGATGCCCGAGAAGATGTCGCGGCAGTTCGACGCGGTCGACGCCTACGACGCCTACCGCGTCGTCTGCACGAACGCCCTGAACCGCGACACGGCCGGAATGATCTGCGGCTTCCACCACCCGGATCACGGCCGGCAGCTCCTCGGCACGTTCTGGGACGTGACGGGCCTCGTGAAGACGCTGAACCCCGTCATCAACTCAACGGCGATCGTGCACACGGAGGTCGCGCGCGTGCTCGGCGACCAGTGGCCCTCGGGCTACGGCGAGGATTGGGACTACTGGCGCCGGGCCGCGGTGCTGACGCCGATCCTGCGGATCGACGAGCCGCTCGTCTTCTACACGGTCGGCAACCTCAAGGAATATCGCCTGTGAAGGTCTGCGTCTTCACGAACGTCGGCGATACGCCCTGGTCGTTCGCGACCGTGCCCTCGAACGCCGAATACTGCTTGCGCCACGGCTACTCGCTCGACGTGCGGCGGATGACCTACGACGAGGCCTTGGCATCGCAGGACGTGATCCTCGACCTCCTCGGGACGTTCGACCTCGTCTGGGCGATCGACGCCGACTGCCTGATTACGAACCACCGGCAGCGGATCGAGGAGGTGCCCGGGCTGGGCTACGGCGCGACGGTCTGCGAGGAGGGGATGCCATGGCTGTCGTGGAACCGGCTGAATTGCGGCTCGGTCGTTTGGCGGTCGACGGCCGGCTCGCGGCGGCTGCTGCGGGCGATGCGAGACGCCCGCGGAGATTGGCTCGACCGGGCCCGCTACCCGTTCTGGACGCAGTCGTGGCTCGCCGAGCAGGCCGATCGGTTCGCGGACTGCCTGACGATCCTCCCGCCGCGGGCGTTCAACAGCGTCGCGTGGACGCAGGACGGCGGCGGCACGACGTGGCAGCGGGGCGACCTCGTGTATCACCCGTGCTGCTACCCGCCGGAGGCGCGGTTCGGTGTCCTCGCCCACAAGCTCCAGGAGGTGATCCGATGAGGATCGGCGTCTACGCCCTGGCGAAGAACGAGTCCAAGCACGCGGCGGCGTGGGCCGAGGCGACCGCGGCCGCTGACGTGCGGGTCGTCACCGACACCGGCTCGAGCGACGACACGGTGGCACTGCTCGAGGCCGGCGGCGTGACCGTCGCCCGGTCGTGGATCCGGCCGTGGCGGTGGGACGTGGCCTGGACGCAGGCACTCTGCAACCTCCCTCCCGACGTGGACGTGGCCTGTCGGATCGACCTCGACGAGCGGCCCCAGCCGGGCTGGCGCGAGGCAATCGAGCGGGCCTGGGACGGCGAGGCGAACTGCCTGACCTACCGCTACGTCTGGTCTTGGGCCCCGGACGGCTCGCCGGGGCTCGTGTTCCAGTGCGACCGGGTCCACGCCCGGGAGGGCTTCGTGTGGCGTCAGGCGACGCACGAGGGGCTCGTGTGCTGGACCGGCGAGAAGCGGATGAAGGTCGCCGAGGGCCTGGAGATCCACCACCACCGGGACGAGGGCAAGGTCCACAAGACGGACCTTACGCTCCTCCGGGTGGCCGTGGCGGAGGCCCCGGCGGACGCCCGGGCGCGGTGGTACCTCGCCCGCGAACTCGACTACGCCGGCCGGCCGGAGGCGGCCGCGGAGTTCGCGGCGTTCCTGCGGATGCCCGGCGGCTCGCTCACGGAGCGGTCGCACGCGATGCGGCGGCTGGCGAGCCTGACCGGCGAGGAGGGCTACCTCCACGCCGCGGCCAAGGAATGCCCGGACGAGCCGGACGCCTGGGAGCGGCTGGCGCTCGCCCGGCACCACCAGGGGCGGCCAGAGGAGTCGCTCGCGTTCGCGGAGAAGGCGATCGCGGCCCGGGCGTCGACGCACGCGACGGCGCCGCCGGCGAAGGCCCACGCGCACGAGCTCGCGGCGATCGCCCTCTGGCAACTCGGCCGGCAGGCCGAGGCAGTCCCCCACGCGGTCGAGGCGGCCCGCGGGCTACCGTGGGATGACCGGGTCGCGGCGAACGCGACGGCGATGGCCGAGGCGGCAGGAGGTGGCGCGTGAGCAAGCAGAAGGACATCGTCGACGCCCTGGTGACCTCGCTCGACGCGGTGACGTGGACGGCGACAGCCGACCCGGTCACCGTCGAGTCGAAGAACTTCCCCTCCTACGACATCGAGGATCTCGGCGACCCGGTGATTTGCATCACCGACGGGCCGATCGAGAGCGAGCGGCTGTCGCGGTCGGCCCACCAGCGGGACTATTCCGTCGAGATCTACCTCGCCCGGCACACGCCGACGGAGGCCGCGTGCGACGAGATGCTTGACCTCCTGGAAGAGCTCCTCGACAAGCTCGAGGACCACTCCTGGGGCGCGGTCTCGTGGCCGGCGAGCGTGACCTCGCCGCAGTCGATGGTCGTCGAGAAGAACCCGGACGAGGCGCTCGTCGACCGGAACGTCTGGCGGGCCGGGATCGTCGTGGTCTACCGCGTGCCGAGGGCGCACTGATGATCGGTGGAGTGATCCAAGGCGCCGCTCGCGGGGTGCGGATCGCATCGGCGATCGCAAGCCAGGCGGCAGTCGGTGCGGCACGCGGCGCGTTCCGAATCGCCCTGCACGTCGTCGAGGGCGTCGGCGCCCGCAACACGCCGACGAAAAAGACGAAGTTTCGCTGGGACCACGTCGTGAAAAGGTACGGCGAAGGGCGGGCGCGAGCCCTTCGCATCGCCGGTGCGGAGGTCCGCCGAGGCACGCAGCGGTCGATGTCGCTGCGAAGCCCTCTATCGACGCCTCGGCTCGTCGACCTGGGCATGGTGAATGGCGAACGGCTCGTGGCAAAGCGGACGCAGGTGCCGAAGCTGGACCGCGTCACGAGCTGGAGAACCACGACCTTCCCGAAGGGATTCCTTCGCTCGGACATCCAGTACGACTACGACTCGGCCACCGATACCGTCGTCGTCGGGCCGACACGCCTACCGCGACTCAACCGGCTCCACGAGATCGGCGGCACGATCAACCTCTACTTCGTGCGGACGGGGCCGCCGGTGCGGGTGCCGCGGAAGTTCCGCGGCGGCACCGTATTCGGGGTGCAGCGGAACCGTCCCGTCGGCGACGCGATCGCCCTCGGCACTCGGCGGGTGAAGGCGCGGCGGTTCATGGCCCGCGGCCTCGAGGTCTCGCGGGACAAGATCGCCCCGGCCTGGCGGGACAAGATCGTCGGTCCCTGACCCGCCACACCCCCTCCGCCGCCGGCCCCGGCGGGGCGATCTTGGAGGCTCACACCCTCGGAGGTCTCCCGCATGGCTGGCGAGACGATCGTGCTCGGCAAGGACGTTTCCTACACGGGCATCTCGAACGTGCGCGAAGGGACGATCACGACGACCTTCACCGAGATCGACAAGACGGTGAAGGGCGCGACGACCCGGACCATCGTGAAGGGCTGGGCGGAGCAGACGCTCGAGCTCACCTGCGTCGACGTTCCGGGCGTGAACGAAGGATCGGTCGTGACGGTCAGCAACACCGGCGCGAGCGGTCACGCCCTGTCGAGCGTCAAGTTCCTCGTCACGAGCGTCTCCGCCTCGGAGCCGCTCGACGACATCATCACCTACACCGTGTCCGCGACCCGCGGCGTCCAGTAACAGGAGGGACTCGTGGCGATCACTCTCGGCCGCGACGGCGGCACGCCCACCGGGCACAACGGCGCAAGCGGCGTCATCTCGGTCACCTGGACCCGCGAGGCCGAGGCGATCGACATCTCGCACCGCGGGCTGGCGACCGGCTCGGGCATCTCCTACAAGGCGTCAACCGGCGGGTTCATCACGCGCTCCGGGCAGATCGAGTGCCTCGACGCGAAGAGCGTGATGACGAGCCTCGCGTCGGCCGGGACCGGGTTCATCGTCACGAGCGTCGCCGAGAACCAGCCGCTCGACGGCCCGGTGACGTTCACGCTGACCGTCAAGCAGACCTCCTGACGATGGGAGGTCGGCGTGGCGATCTCCCTCGGGCGTGAGGCGGGGCTGACCTGGGACGGCGTGGCCGTGCCCGGCGTCCGCGACGTGACCGTCGACTACCAGACGACCTCGATCGAGATCCGGCCATTCGGATCGCGGGCGTCGTTCGCGTTCCAGACGGGCTACGCCGTCTCGCTGGTCGTCGAGACGATCGACGACGCGGCGGCGACCACGGCCGTGAACGCGGCGATCGCCGGGACGGAGATCGCGGTCGTCGCCGGCGGGCACACGTTCACGGCGATCGTCTCGCGCGTGAGCGACGCCCAGCCGCTCGACGACGTGCGGGCGTGGCAGATCGAGATGCTCAAGACGCAAGGAGGGCTGCGGTGAGGGAGTTCAAGGACAGCGAGGGGCGTCCGTGGCAGGTGGCCCTCACGGTGGCGTCGGCGGGCCGCGTGCGGGATCTCGTGCGCGTGTCGCCGCCGCTGGTCGACGGCGCCGCGGAGGCCGAGCGGGCCTTCGACATCATCGACGCCGCGCGGGTCGCCGAGACGTTCCAGATCCTCCGCACGAACTACGCCGCGGTGGGCGAGTCGCTCTACGCGATCCTCCTGCCGAAGGTGCAGGACCGAGGGCTCTCGAAGGAGCAGTTCCTCGACGGCCTGTCGGGCGAGGCCCTCGACGCCGGGGCGCGGGCGATCGAGGAGGAGATCGTCGATTTTTTCCCGCCGCGCCTCCGCGGAATGGTCGGCGCCCTTCGGCAGAAGATGCTGGAGCTCGCGGAGGCGGTGGTGACGAAGGCGGAGGCGGACGTGAAGGCGATGTCTCTGTCTGGGATGTCATCTGGGCCTGCGCCGGAGTCCTCCGGATCCACCCCGGAGAGTGGACCCTCCGAGAACTGATCGCGGCGCGGGACTCCGCCCTCGAGCAGGACTGGTGGCACACCGCGGCGATGATGTCGCAGTTCTACAACGCACACCGAGGAAAGAACGACCCACAGAAGGGCCCCGAGAAGTTCCACCCGTTCGCGAAGCCGACGCCCGTAAAGGCCCGGCAGGCGACGGAGGAAGACATGCGGATCCTCTTCGGAGGCTAGGACGTGAGCGCATCGGCAGTCCGTGGCGGGCAGGTCTACGTCGAGATCGGCGCGGACCCGAACAAGTTCATCGCGGCCCTTCGTGCGATCAACCAGCGGGTCGCCGACATGGGCGAGACGCTGCGGTCCGCCGGCGTCGGGATGATGGCGATCGGCGCCGCGATCAGCGGGCCGATCCTCGGCCTGGGCGGGGCGTTCGTGGAGCAGACGGGCGAGATGCTCGCGATGCGGGCCGCCCTCAAGGACATCGGTAAGGCGACGGCGGAAGCGGTGGCGCCGGCGTTCGTGGGGCTGGCGAACGTGATCGCCGGGGCGGCTCGGGCGGTGGCGAAGTTCATCCGCGACAACCAGGGCCTCGTCCGCCTGGCGGTCGTCATCGGCGGCTATTTCACGGCGTGGGGCTTCGCAACCTACGCCCTGGGCGTGGCGATGATCTCGCTGTCAAAGGCGATAACCGCCGTCGCGGGACCGATTCAGTCGCTCGCGGTGTTCGCGCTCAAGATCGCAGGCGCGATGATGCTGCTCGCCGGCCCTCTGGTAGCCGCCACGGCGACAATCGCAGCATTCGGGGCCGCCGCCGCTGCGATGGGAGTCGACCTGCAAGGCGTCGCGCGTGCGGTCGTCGGGGCTTTCGCGAACCCGGTGCGCGACCTCAAGACCGTCTTCGGCGATCTCTTGGGGACCGTCAACCTGACGGTCGAGGGCATGTACCGCGCGATCGCCGCCGGAGACCTTCGTGGCGCCGTCGACGTTCTTCTGGCGGGCTGGCAGGCGTCGTGGGCTCGCGGAACGCAGGCCCTCATGGGCGCCGTGGACCCGATGATCGAGGAGATGCAGAACGCCTTCGCCGACTTCGGCGTTCGCTTGGCGATGTGGTGGGATCAGACGTGGGTCGGAATCGCGACGAGCGAGTGGGGCGGGTATCTGCTTGGAGCGATGGACAACGTCATCAACGGCCTCATGGCGTACTGGGACACGCTCACCGGATACCTCCAGAAGGGGTGGACTGAGCTCTGGAGGAGGATGGGCAAGGTCACGGACGAAGCCGCGAAGAGAGAGTTCGCAAGGATCGAGCAGGTGAACGCAGCCAACGCGGCAGAGCGAGATCGCCTTCGCCCAGGCTTCGCGGGCCGAACCGGCCTCACCGAAGAGCAGAAGGCGAAGATGAGGCAGGAGGCTGCCGACCGGCGAAACGCGATGCTTGCCGAGGGCGAGAAGATGCGGCAGGAGCGGCGTGACCGCACGCAGCAGCGAATCAAGGATCGCCAGGACGCCGTCGACGAAGCGAATCGCAAGCTCCGGGAGCAGGTCAACCGATTCCCGGTGCCGCTGCCCGTGAAGATCCCGGGCGAGATGAAGACCTCCGTCGCCGGCACCTTCTCGGGCTTCGCCGTCGATCAGATGGCCGGAGGCGGTCAGAGCATCCAGAAGCAGCAGCTCGAGGCGCTGCTGAAGATCCAGGCTGGCATCGACGAGGCCAACCGGGTCGGCGTCGTCGTCGCATGAGGTGAAACCGTGCCGCTGACATGGGTCGAGGATTCCTCCAGCCGCTCCGCCACGATCTACCGCCTCGGGCGGAAGGACGCGAGCACCCGCACGCGCGTGTTTCACGTCATCGGCACCGCGAGCGAGGACGCGCTCCACGCCGCGGCGAACATCGCGATCTCGACGACCTACCCTTTCTGGACCTACCCCGGCCAGCCGCTCGTCAAACTGCGGGCCGAGTCGTACTCGGTCGAGTACGAGGGCGACACGGCCTGGAAGGTGACGATCAACTACGAGAAGGTCGGGGCCGACGATCCGTCGCAGACGACGCCGTCGAAGCGTGCGCGGGCGTTCGACACCACGGGCGGGACGCAGCACATCACGAACGCGATCCAAGGGGCCGAGCTCGTCGAGACGTTTCCTGGATCTAACGTCTTCGTGGCAGACTCCGGCGAGAGAAAGTACGGAGTCGGCGGACTGAACGACGCGACGGCGATGAACGGCGCGATCAGCGTCGACGACCGCGGCGTGAACGGCGTCGACATCCTCGTCCCCGCGCTCCAGTGGTCGGAGTCCTACGAGGTGCCGTCCAACTACGTCACGAACGCCTACATCCGCAACGTCGCCAACCTGACCGCGACCGTGAACAACGCGACCTTCCGCGGCTTCAAGAAGGGCGAGGTGCTGTTTACTGGCGCATCGGGATCGGCCGAGGACGATCAGCAGAAGGGCAAGGGCCCGTGGTCGCTGACCTACAAGTTCGTCGCGTCTCCAAACTGCGGCACGAACGGCACCAAGCCAGCGCTCTCCTGCGGCGCAATCACCGGCGTCGAAAAGGGCGGGCACGAGTACCTCTGGGTGCGGTACTCGACGAAGGAAGACAACGCAAAGAATCAGCTTGGGCAGGAGCCAATCGCGGTCTACGTCAACCGCGTCTACCACTTCGGCGACTTCTCTCTCCTCGGCATCGGTGTGACATGAGCGAAGCCGGCCGCCCGGGACGCATCACGCCCGGCCCGATCCGCGGGCAGATCTCCGCCCGCGCGTGGAACCGCGCCCAGGACGCGGCCGACATCGTCCTCGGCCAGCAGGACCAGGCCGTCGGCGACGGCCCCCGCGACGCCGAGCCGCCCTACACGCCGATCCTGGTGAAGAACGGCACCACCGGCGTCGTCTCGCGATGGGGAGTGATGAGCGTGGCCGGCGTGGTGTTCACGCCCTCCGGATCCACCGGCGCCGCGACGCGGCAGTTCCAGGACCGGCCGGTCCTCTCGGGCGGGCTGCCGACGGGCGGGAGCGCCTTCGTCGTGGCGGTCGAGCCGATCAAGGCCGGGTCGCTCGGACGGTGTGCCGTGGCCGGCGTGGTGCAGGTCAAGATGGAGATCGTGTCCGCGAGCGACACCTTCGCGACGGCCAAGGACGGCGACCTGACGCAGCTCAAGAGCGGCTCGAGCGGCGAGGCGACGATCCTCTGGAAGGAATCGGGCACCGGGACGAACAAGTGGGCCCTCGTGCGGTTCGGGGCCGTCGGGTCGCCGATCCGCCTCGGCAAGGTCTCGGGCACCTGGTCGAAGGGCGCGACGGCGTCGGTAACGCACTGGAAGGGAGACGGCACCGCGGCGGTGACCGGTACCAGCGGGCCTGCGACGTTCGTCGCGATCAACCGTGCCCAGACGGTCACCGGGCCCACCGGCGGCTACTGGGTCGGCTGCGAAAGCATCGACGGGACGTGGCACCTCGAATGGGCGGAGTGCGTGTGATGCTCTTCGGCGGCAACAGCGGCTCGTGCGGCGGGTGCGGGTGCAAGTCGTGCCAGGAGTGCACGCGGACCTGCACGGAGCCGCACACGGGCGACCCGTTCGAGACGAAGTACACGCTGTTCTTTGAGGGCGTCGAGGTCGGAAATCCAGGCGGCGTTTACTTTCAGGCATCCGGCGACGTAGATACGAGCGACCCATACGACGGCATGGACGGGACCGGCCCGTGGGGGCAGACCGTATCCTCAACCTTTACTCTTTCACCTACAACGTCGCGAATCCCTTGTGTTTTTCGTGCGTCGTTCTGGCGATCAAACTTTGTCCTCGGCGCCAACACCGTGCCGCCGCCGTCGGCAGCACTCACAACAAATGAGATCACGATCACGAACGAGTCAACAAGCGGAGGCCCGATTCTCTACGGCGACCTTGTTTTACAGCCGGGCGAGTCGTACACGTTCAGCGCTGGCATTCCTTTGGTATCTGGCGCCGGCGACCAGAGCGCGAACGACCCACGCTCTACACAAGGCACCGTCAGCATCCGCGCTGCGTGCGGCAACGACACCGTCACATTCTCGGTCGGGGCAACAATTTCCTGGAACGTCCAGAAGCGGCAGCACGTCCTCTACGGGATCGTGCGGGAGTGCTATGAAGAAAACGACATTGGCGCCGAGTGCGCAGCGGTCTGCGCACCGCCGTCTTCACCCCCTAACGAGGTATACCTGACGCTCTCGAACTTCAACATCACGGAAGTATCCCAGGACACAAACTTCGACGGAGCGTATTACTCTGCGGAGGAAATGCAGAATCTTCTCTCCGAAAACCTCGACGGCACAATTGTGGTGCCCCGTAATCCAGGGCTGTGCAACAGTTTCGAGACAGGCTATACAGCGTTTGCCACGCCTTGCAGCCAATCGTGGAGTTTTGTGCGGGTTATGCCGAACACCTCGCCGTCGTTTATGGGTGGCGGCCCGATGATCGGGGTGTATTTCAATGTGCCCGGGAAGGGGTTTGGGACTTGCCTTGATAACGGCATTGCACTTTGGATTCCCGACTTCGAGCCGGGCTTTATCTGCGGAACCAGTTACTCCAAAAGCGGTACGGCGACGTTTTCCACCACTAGCAAGACGGTGTACGGCGACAATCCAGGCGTGTCGCATGGACAAAACACTCGCTCATCCAGTTACGCCGGGTCTTTCAATTGGCTGGTCGAATCGTGACCTTCTGCGACCTCACCTCCCCCGACGCCACCTGCCCGCGGTGCGGCTTCGTCTCGAAGGTCCGCGGCGCGATCCGCGCCTGCCGCAAGCCGGCGCCGCGCCTCTGCGGCGTCGGCTGCCACCTCGCGCGCCTGCTCTCGTGGTTCGGCATCCGCGACGACGGCCGGTGCGGCTGCGAGGAGTTCGCCGCCCAGATGGACGCCTGGGGCCCGGACGGGTGCGCGGAACGCGAGGACGAGATCCTCGGCCACCTCGCGGTGGCGTCGGTGAAACGCGGCCTGCCCTTCGTCCCGCCCGCGGCCCGGCTGCTCATCCGCCAGGCGATCTCCAACGCCCGCCGCGAGGCCACACCCGATCCCGGCGACGACCGCCCGGCGTGACAACCTCGGCACGGAGGCCGACGTGAAGAAACGCGCTCGCGTCTGGATCGCGAACGAGCGGTGGACCATCCACCGGACCAACCGGCTCTCGGCAGACCGGGACGGCGAGTGCGACTACGCCGCCAAGACGATCCGCGTCCGTGCCACCCTCCAGGGCGAGGAGCTCATGGAGGTCATCGTCCACGAGATGTTCCACGCCCGGTGGCCCGACCTGTCCGAGGAGGCGGTGAATGAGCACGCGCAGGAAGTCGCCGGCACGCTCGCCGGGTTCGGATTCCGCCACGAGGAAGACGCCGATGGCTGAAAAGCGCCCGAGCCTCGCCGACGCGATCCGGGCCGCGGTGCCGCCTGGGCCGGTGCGGTCGAAGGCGTGGTGGCAGGCACTCGCCCCCGACGTGCTCGCCGAGCTCGAGGCCGTGAAGGCCGATTGGAAGGCCGGGCGGCTCCCGGGCAGCAAGTCGGCCCTCGCACGCGCGATCCAGGCGGAACTCTCCGCCCGCGGCCTGTCCGACATCGGCAGCCAGGGGGTGACAGCATGGCTCGGCCAGGACTGAGGCACTCCGTCGCCGCGAAGGTCGCCGCGTCCTCCGCGGAGCCGGCCCCCGACGCCGAGCAGGTCACCGAGCGCCGGCAGGGCGCGGAGATCGAGTACCGCTCGACCTCGCGGAAGATCCGCACCGTCGAGGATCTGCTCGCCCACATCGAGGCGGACATGACCCGCTTCGAGATCGCCGCGAGCGAGGCGACGAAATGGGAGGTGGCGACGGCCGGCGACGGCGGCACGCCGATCGTCACCGAACTCCACCGGGTGTTCGTCCGCCTCCGCCCGAGGGGCGGGCCCGCCGTCGCGGAGCTCGTCGAGGCGATGATCGCGGGGGCGGCGGCCGCCGGCCGGATCGGGCGGCCGAAGGCGAAGGCCGCGAAGCGGCAGCCGGGCCCGTGGCAGGTGCTCGTCGTCGCCGACACGCACTTCGCGAAGTACGCCTGGAGCAAGACCACCGGCGGCGACGACTACGACCTCGACCACGCCGAGCAACTCGTCGGGCACGCGGGGCGGTCGCTGCTTGACCTCGGCGACGCCCACCGGCCGGGCCGGCGGACGATCGCCTTCCTCGGCGACCTGTTCCACTACGACACTCCAGACGCGAAGACCACGCGAGGGACGCCGCTCGAGCGGGACGGCCGCCTGGAGCGGATGGTCGAGACAGGCTCTCGGGCCCTCGTGTCGCTCGTGGAGCGGTCGTCGGAGACGTGCCCGACGGACTGCGTCGTCGTCCCCGGCAACCACGACGAGACGATGACCGCGTGGTTCCGCCTGCTGCTGCGGACGCACTTCGCGCGCGACCGCCGCGTGACCGTTCACGAGGTGTTCACTCACCGGCAGTACCTCGAGCACGACGGCACGCTCCTCGGCTTCGCTCACGGCGACAAGGCCCGGACGCGGCTGCCGGCGCTGATGGCCCTGGAGGCCGGGCACGCCTGGGGCCGCTCGCGGTGCCGCGAGATCCACACCGGACATCTCCACAAGCAGGCGGCGCGAATCCGCCGCGTGATCGACAGCGACGGCATCGACACCGTCGACGGCGTCGTCGTGCGGATCGCCCCGGCGCTCTGCCCGCCGGACGACTGGCACGCCCAGGAGGGCTGGATCGGCTCGCGGCAGGCGATGGAGACGTTCTTCTACGACGCGGGCCGGTTTGCCGGAATGCTCGTCGCGGACGGGAAATCCGCCACTTGCGAGCGGGCGTAGGCTGGAGAGATGCCGCTGGACAAGGACGAGCTCGAGGCGATCGACCGCCGCATCCAGCGGGCCGGCGCGGCGAACTGTTGGACCGGCACGCTCGGCACGCTCGCGACGGACGCGCGGCGGCTCGTGAGGCACATTCAGGGACGAGACATGGACTACCCAGCCGACCACATCCTCCGCGGCGAAGCGGAACTCCGCGGGACGCGGTACCTCGGCGACGAGATGGACATCCTCACGGAGGAGGACGCCGCGGAGGTCAAGGAAGAGACCCGCAAGGCGGCCGACCTCGGCGGCGGCGTGGTGCCGGCGGTCGACGAGGTGGCGTCGCGGAAGGCGGCGGCCCGGGAGGGCACCACAGCGAAGTTCGGCACCGGCGCCGTGCGAAGCAACACCGTCGAGGAGTTCCGCTACGACCTGGTCTCGCCGATCGGCCTCCGCGAGGTCGCCAGGACGTGCGCCGAGGGCGCCGCGAAGTACGACGACTTCAACTGGGAGAGGGGAATGCCGACACACGACCTTCTCAACCACGCGATCGCCCACATCTACGCCTTCCTGTCGGGCGACCGCTCCGAGCCGCACCTGCCGCACGCCGCCTGGAACCTGCTCGCGGCGATCCATTCGCACGAGCTCTGGCCGACCCTCAACGACGGGCACCTCCGGCGGCCGGGCTGCTGCCACCCGTCCGCACCCCCTCCGGGCTGACCGCCGCCGCCGGGACGATGGAGGGCGAGGACGACATGATCGCCCGCCCGACCCACTGGCGCGCAACGGCAGACGGCCGCGAGAGCGTCGCGGGTCCGGGCGATCACGCATCGCTCGAGCGGCTCGCGCGGAACGGCGCCACATCCGGCCGGATCACCAGCCGGCCCGCCTACACCCGCGAGGAGCTCGAGGCCCTCGCCTACCGCTACCGCGTGACCGTCGCCGTGATCCGGCACGCGATCGCCCACGGCCTGCTGGAGACACTCGATGGCTGACACGCTCTCCGGCGTCGTCGCGACGACGACCTCCATCACCCGCACCGTGACCGACACCGTCGGCACGTCCGAGCGCGGGCTCACCGTCGGCTCGAACTACACGCTCGATAGCGTCTCGGGACCGCTCGCCGACCAGGTGTGGATCTCGAACCGATCCGTCACCGGCGGGCAGTCCGAGACGCTCGACCTCCTCGCGCTCACCGACACGATCCAGGGCGCGACCGGCGTCCAGGTGATGCGGCAGGTGCGTCTCGTCCGCGTCGCCTGCCACGAGACCACGACGGGTCCGCGGATCGTCGTCGGCCCGTCCGGCACGAACGGCTGGGGCCGCGTGGCCGGCGAGGTGGGCCCGGGCGGCGAGCTGCTCGCCGTGCAGCAGACCCACGCCTGGGGCGTCACCACGACCGAGCGTGGCGTGACGATCCGCGCCACGGGAACCACCGGCCCCGTCTCCTATTCGATCTGCGTCGTCGGCACCGCCACCACCGGACCCACGGGGTACTAAAATGACGCCCGAGCAGCTCCAGGCAGCCGTCCTCGGTTTCATCGCGGGATGCCGCGAGAAGGCCCGCGGCGGCCTCACGGTCGCCGAGTTCGGCTCGCTCGTCGTCGAGCTCCTCCGCTTGGCGGTCGCCGGCCTGGAGACGATCTCGACGCTCGACGGGCCCGCGAAGAAGGCGTGGGCCCTCGCCGCGGTGGCGAGCCTTTTCGACGCCTGCGCCGACGCCTGCGTCCCCGCGCTCGCCCGGCCGGTGTGGTGGCTCGTCCGGCCGACGGTGCGGGCGCTCGTCCTAGCCGCGGCCGGCGGGGCCCTCGAGCAGGTGCTCACCCTCGTCCGGGCCGTGCGGCCCTCCCCGGAGACGTTCACGGCATGACGCCCTGGCTGTTCGCCGCCGCCGCCGCGGCCTGGCTCGTGTGGCAGTCGCGCTCGAGCGCCCCGGCGGGGCTGCCGCCGCTCGTGCCGTCGCCGCTGCCGTCCATCCCGGCCCCGCCGGCCCGCGGCCCGCATCCGCTCACGCTGGCGGCGATCCTGGCGGCTGGCGCGATGGTGGCGTTCGCGATTCGCGAACCGCGGACACCCCCGGCCCCGGCCCCCGAGCCAGCCCCCGCCGGCGGCCTCGACCTCCGCGGCCTGTTCCGCGGTCCCGAGGCGTCCGCCGACGCGGCGACCACCGCCGCCCTCCTGGCCGAGCTCGCCGACGTGGTCGAGTGGGACGGCCAGCAGAAGACGCCCCGGATCGCCACCGGGGCCGCCGTCCACGACCTGCGGACCGCGGCCCGGGATCTCCGCTGCCGCGGCGTCCGCTTGGGCGACCGCCAGCCGGCCGTCCGTGACGCGATCAAGGCGTTCCTCGACCGCGAGGCCGGCACCGACGGCGGGCCGCTGGACGACGCGGAGCGGGCCCGGTGGGTGGCGGCCTACCGGGCGGTCGCACGGGCAGCGGAGGCGGCGGCACGATGACGCGGCACGCGAAGGGATTCACCTGGGCCGCGGTCGCGTTCGTCGCCGCGGCGTTCCTGACAGGGCTGCTGCTCGAGCGGGCGTGGCACTCGCGCCGCGCCGAGGCCGGCTACGGCTACGTCCCCGACCCCGCCGGGACGCGCAAGTTCCTTTCGGAGCTTGACCACCCGACCTTCGGCGACGCGGCCCGCGACGCGATGCGCGAGGCGAAGGGCGTCGACACGTTCCTCTACCGCCACGTCCAAAAGGCGCACCAGGAGTTCTACGCGCTCCCCTGGAAGTGCTGGGACCAGGGCGATCATGGCTCGTGCGTCTCGTTCGCGTTCGCGCTCGGCTCCTACACCGGGCAAAGCGTCGACTTCACGCAGGGCCGCATGCCGAGGCCTCCCCCGGAGGTCGCGACGGAGCCGATCTACGGCGGCTCGCGGACCGCCGCGCGTCTTCCTCCGCTGACCGTCAATCGAGGCGGCGACGGCTCGTATGGGGCTGCCGCGGCCCGGTGGATCAGCGGCCGGTGCAAGGACGCGACCATCGGAGGCATCCTCTACCGCGAGGTCTACGGCAGCGTCGACCTCCGCAAGTACTCGATCCCCAGGAGCATCGCCTGGGGCCGCGACGGCGTGCCGGCGGACCTCGCGAAGCTGGCGGCGAAGCACCGTGCCGTCGCTGTCGCGCAGGTCAAGACGTGGGAGGAGCTCTGCGCCGCGATCGAGCGCGGCTCGCCGGTCGTCCTCTGCTCGACCGTGGGCTACGGCCGGTGGGACGACCGGATGCCCGTCCGCGATGCGGACGGATTCCTGAAGCGCGAGAAGCCCTGGGCTCACGCGATGCTCTGTTGGGGCGTGAGGCACAAGGCCAATGGCTCTCCGAGGGACGGCGGCCTGATCCAGAACTCGTGGTCGGAAGCGTGGTGCCGCGGCCCGAAGTGGCCCGAGGATCAGCCCGACGGATCGTTCTGGGCGAGCCGGGCCGACATTCAGGCGGCGCTCGACCAGGGCGACTCGTTCGCGATCGGCGGCGTCGACGGCTTCGCCTGGCGCGAGCTCGACAACGGCGAATGGTTCCAGCCCGCGCCGCCGCCCGCCCCCGCCCGCAACCCGCAACCGGCCCGCGTCGTGGCCGGCGTCTTTTCCCTCGCTCCGTGAGCCCTGACATGAAGATCGAGCGATCAACCGTCGTCGCCCTGGTCCTCGGCCTGCTGATCGGATACTGGGCGGCCACGTCGCCGCGGTCGCCGGTGCACCCCGACCCGGTGCCCGGGCGGCCGATCGTCTCGGCGTTCGTCAGGCTGACGAAGGTCGCGGCGCGGCTGGGCCTGTGGTTCGCCCTCGCGGCGGAGCCGGCACCGCAGGCGCGCGAGCCGCAGCTCGCCCGGAGCCTCTACGACGCCGATGGTCACCCCGTCGTCGACCACGCGGAGGGCTGGTGATGTTCGCGCAGGCCAACTACATGCCCCCGCCGTGGTGGTTCCTGCCGGCGATGTTCGCGCCGCTGTGGGTGCCCATCGTCGCGCTGGTGGCCCTGTCGATCTGGAGGCAGCGATGACCATCTGGCGCACCCTCCTCGCATGGCTCGCGGCGCTCTCCGCCGACCCGGCTAAGATCGACCGAGAGCCGCCGCGCGCCGCCGCGGCGGTGGCCGCGGCCTACGCGGCGTTCGCCCCCGCCGACCCGGAACCGGCGCCGCCGCCCCCGGCCCCGCCGGCGTGTGCCTGCGGCGGGAAGTGTGCCAACGGCGTCTACCGGCCCGACGGCCGGATCGAGATGCGGTGCGAGGGCACCTGCCCCTGCGGGTGCCAGAAGAAGGCGACCAGCCCCGCCCCTGGCCGCTGACCGGCGACGCCCGCGGGCTGCCGGCGCGCCGGGGCGGGGCCCTCACGCCTTCGGCCGCCGCTCCTCCCGCGCCCGCTCCACGTCGCGGGTGTGGACGTGCCTCACGCCGTCGATCTCGACGTGCGGCAATCGCCCGTCGTCGAGGAGCTGTTTCACCCGCTGGACCGAGATCCCGATCCGGCGGGCGGCCGTGATCGGGCGGACGTAGTCGGCGGTGTTGATCCGGGGAGTCACTGGTCTCTCCCGCCGTTGATGTTCCGGCCGCCGGCGTCGAGAACGTACCAGTCCTGGTCGGCGTAGTTCTCCTCGGCGTAGGCGTTGGCCGCGTCGTTGTCGACCGCGGAGAACGTCTCGACCACGTCCCACGATCCGTCGTTCCGGGCGAACGCGATGCGGTACTCACGCTCGATGTCGTCTCGCGACGCGATGACCGCGAGGCACTGACGGATCGCGTCGTCGCGAGTCATCGCGTCCAACCGGGCGCGGGCTTCGGCCGAGAGGCTCCAGGTCGGACAGCTGTCCGTCTCGCCGAGGGCAATCAGGCAGGTCGCCGCCAGGACAAAGTCCTGATCGCGCGTGGCAAGTTCGTGCAGCCGGCCGATCATCGTGTGAGTCGTCGTCATCTCGTCATCTCCTTGTGTCGTCGTCGTCGGTCAGCCCCCGCGGCACCGTGCCGCGGGGGCGGGGGCGTCAGGCATTGGCCGTGACCGTAACCGTCTTGTAGCCGCATTCGCTCATGAGCTGAGCGCTGCGAATGGCGCGATCAAACCCTTCGCGAATCATCTGGCCGTCGGTCGCGCCGGTGTCGTGGTTGCTGTAGGTGATGGTGTAGGTCGTCATGTCTTCGTCTCCTCGTGTCGTGTCGTCCGCGTCTGCCCCTATCATAGCCGATCGGCTAGCCGTTGCAAGCGGCATTAGAAAAAAATCCTGGGAGGCCCAAAATCCCCGAGAAAACCGGGGCTAGGCCGCCGCCCCCGGCGGTTCCGGGTCGGGGATGAACGCCGCATCCTCGTCGCCCAGGTCGAGCTGCGGGAGGAGGTCGACGGCCGATTGCCGCGGCTTGGCGATCGACGGGTCGAGGTAGTGAAGCCGCGTCGTCCTCGCGTTGTCGTGGGTCAGGAGCTCCTGGGCGGACCCGCCTGCCGCGGCCATGTAGGAGGCGGCCGACCGTCGCAAGCCGTGGAACCCCCGGCCGCGGACCTCGCAGATCGACGTGAGCTTGCCGAGCTCGTACCAGAGCATCGTCTCGTTGCGATCCCAGGGGAACACGAGCTGCTGCCCGTGGCGCTTGAGGTCGGCCAGCCACCCCGCGAGCTCGCGGCTGATCTCGCGCCTGTTGTCGGCCGCCGCCCCCTTCCGGTGCTCGGCGACGAACGTCACGGCACGCTCCTCGAGATCGACCTCCGGCCACTCGAGGAGGCGGATCGCCCCGCACCGCTCCGCGGTCTCAAACGCCATGCGGATGAAGCAGGACAGCCAGAGCGACCGCGGCACGCCGCACCACGATCCCGGCAGCGCTCGCGCGACGCGGATCATGCTGGAGATCTCGTCGACGCGGTACGCCTTCGGCACCCGCTTCGGCGCCTTGATCCGCGGCAGGGTGGCCTTCGGGTGCGTCTCGACGTAGCGGGCGTGGAACGCATGGCCCCAGATCGCGACGATGTGCGTGCGATCCTTCACGGCGGTCCCCGCCGACACTTTCGCGCGGCGTGCGGCGAGGAATGCCTGGACGGTGAGGCCGGTCAGGTCGCTCGTCTCGGGCTCGCGGCCCAGGTGCTCGGCAAACCGCCGGAGCGTGAGGTCGTACTGGATGCGGGCCTTCGGGCGCAGCATCCGCAGCGGGGCGTACTCGCGGGCGAGAAGGTCGGTGAGTAGCATGTTCGTCGGTGCCTCCACGGTGGCGGCATCCATGCCAGATCGGGATCGACCGGCGGTGTTGGGTTGGGTGCTGAACGTAGGTATACCACTACCATCAAGCCCCCTATCCTCCACTAAAGCCCCTGAAAAACAGGGGCCAACGCCGGGTCCGAGTGAACCCTACGCGGGTGGCTCGGACGGGTCCAACGGGCCGCGAGCGAAACACCGCTTGCGAGCCTGAGTACGATCAGGGCATGGCTGTGTCACTCCCCGCTCCCGTCGGTTCATGGCTGACGACGACCGAGGCCGCGAAGCGTCTCGGGACCACGATCGCGGCTGTTTCTAAGGCCGTCCGCGACGGTCGCCTCGATGCGATGCGGTTCGGCCGCGAGCTCGCGATCCGCGACCGCGACGTAGAGGCGTTCCGGGCCAAGATGGGACGCACGGGGCGCCCGGCAAAGGGCTTCCGAAAGCCCTGATCTCTCGCCGATTCTCGGCGAATCCGCAGTTTTCCTGCGTGATCAACAACTCCCCTTGACGGACCGAACGAGCCCGGTCTATCGTTCGCCCCTGTTGTTGCTCACGAGCGACAACGCATCGGCACGAACGCCGATTTTCCCGCTGGACACTGCCTCGAATCGCAATCCGCTGGCTCCCCTTGACCGGGTGGTTAGAACGGATCGAAACGAGTGGACGTGTGTACAGCACGAGGGGAACGACGATGGTCACGACGACCCACGAAGACGACGACGAGATGCCGACGCACGACGCGAACGGCACGGACCTCCGGCGGGTGCGGGCGATGCTCGCCGCCGGGTTCGGGGCGGATCTGATCGCCGAGGCTCTGGCGATCAGCATCCACGCGGCCCGCTACGCGATCGTCGTCGCGACCGACGACCGCGAGGGGTGGCCCGACGAGACGCAGGTCGCGGCGATCTGCCGCGAGATCCAGGCTGGCTGGACGCCCGAGCAAGCCGCCGCTGCCCGGCACGGCGAGCCGCGGAACTCGTCGCTGGTCGTGCGGCCTCACCACGCGATCACCTGCCAGCGTCGCGAGGACTCGCTCTCGCGGCGACAGCAGGAGCGGATCGCCGAGGGTGAGGTGCCCGTCTTCGAGCGGCCCTCGCTGCCGCCGTCCGTGCGGTGGCAGGCCCGCGTCGACATCCAGATTCTCGGCAAGCGCCGCTACGCCTCGCAGTCGTTCCCCACGCGCGAGGAAGCGCAGGAGTGGGGCCGGATGTGGATGCGGCGGCAGTGGGACGAGGCGCACGCCGGAGCGTGCGTCGGACGGTGACTCCAAGGAGGGAACGCGACATGGCTCTCGATCTGCACCCGGGCGACGCGGAGGCCGCTGGCGCGATCGCCGGCATGGCTGAGGTCTACGGGCCCGTGACCGTCGGGCAGTGGGTGACGGGCGTCACCAGCGGCCGGCGGTGGTCGGGCGAGGTGCTCGAGGTCCGCGGCGACAACGTCGTCGTCGGCCTCGACGGCGCGACGCTGCTGGTGCCGATCGGCGACATCGACAACTGACACGGATGGCCCGCCGGCCGGAGGCCGGCGGGGAGGAGCCCGCGGAGGCGGGCATGGCACGGAGGCGGCCGGTCGCCCCAGGACGGGGCGGCCGGCGAGGGGAACACGATGGCAGGCGAGTCGCTCGTGATCCGGCAGCGGACGCTGTTCCGCCTCGACGCACGCCCGGCACCGGCCGGCGTGCGGCGGGTGCGGGCGTGCCCGACCGGACGCAGGCGACGAGCCCTCCTGCCAGAGACGGCCAGGCGCGTGCGGATCAGTCGGGCGGTGCGACCACGGATCGCGGTGATTCTGCGAGAGGCGAGGGTGATCCAGGCACGGCTCACGGGTGCGCTCAACGTCTACGCCCGGCCCGAGCGGGCCGGCGGGGCGTCGCTCGCCGGGGACGTGTACGCCGCCGGGGCGGCGGCGGGCGACCCGCGCATCCTCGCGGACGCCCTGGCCGACGTGGCGGACGGGGTGGCGAGGCTGCGGACGGAGCTCGAGGCGATCACGCGCCCGGCGCCGACGCGGGCCCTGCCGGGGACGAGCGAGAAGGTCGAGGTCATGCGGTCGCGCTTCGAGCGGTTCGAGGCGCTCCACAACGAGGACGACGCGAGGAGGGACGGGTGATGCAGATCGAGAGGGGACGCCGGCACACGCCGGCACGGGTGGTGATCTACGGGACGGAGGGCATCGGCAAGTCGACGCTCGCGGCGGGGTTCCCGTCGCCGGTGATCCTCGACACGGAGGAGGGCACGCACCACCTGGACGTGGCGCGCGTGGCTGTCCCGTCGTGGGACGAGCTCAAGACGGCGATCGCCGAGATCGGCGCGCAGGGCCCGAAGGAGTTCAAGACGGTCGTGATCGACTCCGCCGATTGGGCGGAGCGGCTGCTGATCGAGTCGCTCTTGAAGGAGCACCGGAAGAAGAGCATCGAGGACTTCGGCTTCGGCAAGGGGTTCACGCACGTCGCCGAGGGCTTCGGGCGGCTGCTCGCCTCGTGCGACGGTCTCGTGGGGCTCGGGTTCAACGTCGCCTTCGTCGCCCACGCGAAGGTCGCCCGCACCAGCCCGCCGGACATGACGGAGGGCTACGACCGCTACGAGCTCAAGCTCACGAAGCAGACCGCGCCGCTGCTCAAGGAGTGGTGCGACGCGCTGCTGTTCGCGAACTACGAGGTCCGAACGATGGAGGGCACGGACGGCCGGCGGAAGGCGATCGGCGGAAAGCGGCGCGTCGTCCACACCGAGCGGGCGGCGGCGTGGGACGCGAAGAACCGCTACGGCCTCGATCCCGAGGTGCCCATGTCGATCGACGCGCTCGCGCCGATCTTCGCCCCGCCCGCGAAGCGCCCGACGTGGCGCGACCGCGTGGCGGCCGCGACGACGGTCGAGGAGCTCGGCCGGATCGGCGACGAGGCCGACAAGGCCGTGAGCGACGGCCGGCTGACGGACGAGCTCCGCGCCCGGCTCGACGAGGTGATCGACGCTCGGCAGTCCGAGATCGAGGGGGTGAAGGCGTGAAGCTCTATCAGACGAACGTCGGAAATCAGGTCGCCACGGACGGCGTGTGGACGTACACGGTCGAAGCGGCCGTCGTGGAGGTCGACGGGAATCGGTTCGCGGCGATCGGCGACGACTACTGCTGCCGCGCCGACCCGGCCCGCGGGTGGTCGGAGTCGCGGGCCGACTCCATGCGGTTCGCCGCCGACAAGATCGCCGAGATGGCCCGCGTCCTCCTGGCCCAGGCCGAGCGGCTCCGGGAGGAGGCCGATGGCGTACAGGCGTGACTACGAATCGACGGGCCACTACCGCCTCTGGATCGACGAGGAGGCGGAGGCGTGGCGGCGGGAGCGGAGATCGGCAGACCACGAGAGGAGCCCGGAAATGCGGGACACGATCAGGCGGTCGTTCAACGCCCAGGCGGCGGAGAAGGCCGCGGCGGAGAAGGCGAAGCGGCTCGAGCAGGTGGGAGCGATCGTCGACGCGTGGAAGCGCGGCGGGATCGGCTCCGACCGGGCCCTGGCCGAGGTGATCGAGACGGCGAGAGGAGACGCGGCCGCGGTGGTGCGCGTCGGTGAGGAGACGAGGCCCGACATTCAGACAGGAGAGACGCGATGAAGTTCCCCGAGCCCAGCGACACGCCCGCGAGCGAGTCCCAGCCCATGCCCGACGGCGATCACGTCTGCGACATCACGGCGGTGCGCGAGCGCGTGATCGGCGGTCGCGACGTGATGATCGTCACGTTCACGCCGCAGGACGGCAGCCTGCTGCCGGTCGACAAGTTCCTCGACCCGACCGTCGAGCGTGACCTCGTCGCGGCGTCGCAGCTGCGTACCGCGGTCGGCCTGAAGCCGGGCGTCGACCTCGTCGACCTCGTGCTCAAGGGCCGCTCCGTCACGCTCTCGACCAAGATCGCCCGGGACGGCTCGGGCGAGATCAAGACGACGAAGCGCGGCGAGCCGATCGTCTACGTCAACGCGATCACGGCCGCGCCCGGTGGGCCGCCTGCTGGTCAGCCCGCTGCCCGCCGCCCGAACACCGGCGCGGCGAAGGTCGCGGCGGCCCGCGGGGACGAGCCGGGCAACGGAGACGACATCCCGTTCTGACGACACCCCCCGCCCTGGGGCCGCCGCACTGACACGGCGGAACGGGCTCGTGAGCCGGACGAGCGAGGCATCGCCGGCAGCCGTCGATGGGAGGAGGCTCCAGGCGACGGCGACCACCCCGGGAAGGCCCGGAGGCCGATCGACGCGGCCGGGTGGGATTGGAGGGACGAACACGCGGCAGCGTGCCGCGACACCGCCGGCGGCCGCAGGTGACGCCCTGGGGAACGGCCGCCGGCGGTTTTCCAAGGAGGGAGGGGACGGGATGCACATCACGCGAGACCTGCTGCTTCAGCGGCTCGTCGCGGCCGACCGGATGCTCGCCAGCCCCGAGGGCTGCTGCCTGCACCGGCTCGCCGACGAGCTCGGCGTCTGCGAGCGCACCGCCCGCCGGGTGGTGCTGTTCATCGACAAGGCGTGGTCGTGGTCGGGCGACCTGGCCGTCGAGCGGACCGCGCTCCGCCGGTGGCGGTATCGCACACGCGGGGTTTCGATCTTCGTCCGGCCGCCGCGGAGGACGCCCGCATGAAGGTCTTCCGGGGACAAGGATTCCTCGACTTCGACGCCCCCGCCCAGCGGCACTCGGCGACCAGCCGGGCCGCGGCCGCGGATCAGACGCCTTCGAAGCGCGACACCGACCGGCAGCGGATTCTCGACGCCCTCGAGCGGCTAGGGCCGCTGACCGACGAGCAGATCGGCAAGGCGACCGGGATCGGCGGCAACACCGTCCGCCCGCGCCGCGTCGAGCTCGTGCGCGACGGCCTGGTCGTCGCCGTGGATCAGGACGGGGTGACGCAGGCCGGGAAGAGGGCGACGCGGTGGGGAGTGGCGACGACGTGACGAGAGACGACGACGCGACGAGAGGACGAGGACGAAGCGAGGGGCGTGGATCGCGTTCGGTCGGATCACATCACGGAGGGTTTCATGGCTTCTGTTTGCGACACGGTCCAGGTGGTGCCGGTCGATCGGCTCCGCCCGCACCCGAAGAATCCGCGTGTGGCTCTTCGCGAGGATGTGGTCGAGGCGATCGCCGCCGACCTCGAAGAGCGCGGCTCGATGGAGTCGCGGCACGCGATTACCGCCCGTATCGCTGGCGATGAGTACGAGATCATCAGCGGGCATCACCGGCACGCTGCGGCCGTGAAAGCCGGGCTGTCGGAGGTGCCGTGCTGGATCGTCGAGATGGACGACGACCAGGCGTACATGGCTCTCGCGACCAGCAACAACCAAGGCGAGCTGGCGCCGCTGGAGATCGGGCTGCACGCTCTGGAGCGTGTCGGGAAGGCGACTGCCGGCCGCGGGAAGAAGGGCGGGCTGTCGGACTACGCCAGGAAGATCGGGAAGTCGCAGCAGTACCTTTCGCAACTCGTGGCCGCGGCGGAGGTGGCGAAATCCACAAGTCAACTTGTGGATTTGCTGGCGAAGACGCAGCACCTTGCGGCCATTCACGGTCTGGCCGGCAAGCCGAAGGATGGACCGCACCCGCACTGGCCTGAAGTCGTGCAGGCCATGCTGGCCGGCGGAGATGACGGCAGCGCGTGGTCCGTCGACAAGACGGCATCGAACGTCGCAGCCGCGAATGAGTTCTACGAGTCGGACGCACTGTCGGCCCGCATCTGCTCTGGATGGCTCAGCAAGCTCCCGGTAGCAGCCGCGATCGCTTGCGAGAAGATCACGGCCCAAGAGGTCGGCCGCCTCGTTTCCGTGGCTGGTGAGTTCGCCGAGAAGCTCGCCGAATGGATGCAGCGGATGAGCGATGCGATGGAACAGAGGCCGACCGAACTGCGGGCGTCCGTTCCTGACGTTGTTCGCGGGTGGATCGAGTGGCTTCGCGAGAACGCCGGCGGGAAGTCTTGGAGCCTGCGGGAAGTCCGTAGGCAGCGGGACAACGTCGAAGACCTGATCGCAGAGTTCGAGGCGTCGATCAAGGAGCAGGTCGGGACCACGTTCGTCGTTCACGCCTGCGACTTCCGGCAGGCGTCAGTGGCAGACGAGTCCGTCGACATCATCATCACGGACCCTCCTTACCCGCAGGAGTTCGTGCCTCTCTACGAAGACCTGGCGGCATTCGCCGCTCGCGTCCTGAAGCCGGGCGGATCGTGCATTGTGATGATCGGACAGTCCTACATGCCGGAAATCGTCGCCGGCATGGTGAAGCACCTGAAGTACCACTGGACGTGTGGGTACATCACGCCGGGAGGTCAGGCCGTCCAGTTGTGGGACAGGAAGGTCAACACGTTCTGGAAGCCGCTCCTCTGGTTCACGAAGGGGGACTATCAGGGCGACTGGGTGGGAGATGTCTGCAAGTCGGACGCGAACGACAACGACAAAACACATCACCACTGGGGGCAGTCCGAGTCCGGAATGTTCGACATCGTCGAGCGGTTCTCGGAGAAGGGTTCGGTCGTTCTCGACCCGTTCCTCGGTGGCGGCACGACTGGTGTGGTGTGTGTCGCGACCGGGCGAACTTTCGTCGGGATCGAGCTGGACGCAAACGTCGCCAAGGCAGCCGAGAAGAGGATCAAGGAGGCTGCGAATGTCTGAATCTCGCAACTCCAACGGAGTCCTCGTTCGCCGCGATGGCGGCGGCGACTTTTGGGCACAGCAGCACCGGATAAAGCTTCCTCGGTGCTGGTACCTCAACGACAACGATCAGATTCATCGGACGATCTTCGAGGTCGAGAACCGAGAGAACTTGACATTCTCCGAGGTCGTTTTCGACAGCTACGCGAACCGCGGGAGGGTCATCCGCAGTTGCGCGACCATCTGCCGCATCGACAGGAAGAAGAGTGTCGAGGTGGCAATGGACGACCTCAAGAACGGCAAGCCGGCTCTCGTTTCGCTTCTTCAGGATTGCCGTAACGACAGGGCATGTCAGGGCGGTCTCGGTGGCAGGTGCTTTCTCGTTTGCGGAGTTGGGTACCCGTTCACCTATCTCGAAATCGACGTGCATACTGGGCAGGTCGTGCAGGAAGGCAAGCTCGAGAAGGATTCATCGTGGGCTGAGTTGTACGAGCAGCTTGGCATCACGAGCGAAAGGCTGGCTCTTGAGAGGTGGCTGCAATGTGGCGAGGCCGCCCATGCCTGACCCCTCCCCCATCCCTGCCCTCGAGCACGCGATCGCCACCGCGACGGACCTTGCGAAGGTCCGGGCGGAGGTGCTCGCGGCGATGGACGCTGACCGGATCACGTCGGTGCAGGCCCGGCAGCTCCTGTCGGCGATCCACGAGCGGACGGGCAAGGCCCCACGAGGTGACGCATGGGATGGGTGACCGTGCTGGCGGCGGTGTTCGTGGCCCTGGCCGGGCTCTCGATGGCCGGGGCGGTGGTGGTGGTGATCGCCCTGGTGGCGTTCGAGGAGCTGTGAGGAGGGTCATGGATGGCCGGTGAGTGGATCGCCTACGACCTGGGCCTGCCGGACAAGCCGGAGGTCCAGGAGCTGATCGACGAGACCGGGCAGCCGGTCGAGGTGATCGTGTTCCGCCTCCTGCGCCTCTGGGGCTGGGCGGCGATGAACACGACGGACGGCCGGGCCCGGATGACCCTGGGCCGGCTGGTGCGGACCTGCGGTGCGGACGACGCCTTCTGGCGGGCCGTCGCTGCGGTCGGGTGGCTGGAGATCGACGAGACGGCCGCTACCGTTGCTATCCCGGGGTGGGATCGCCGGTTCAGCCAGGCGGCCAAGTCGAGGCTCCAGAACGCCGACCGGGCGACCGCCTACGAGGAGCGGCGCCGACGCGCGGGGGACTCCCGCGCTCAGGCGCGGGACGCTCCCGCGCCGACGCGCGGGAGAGGAGAGGAGAAGAGAGGAGAAGATCCTCCTCCTCCGCGCGAGGGTGCCACGGACTGGCCGGCGTTCCGGGATCGGTGGAACGCCGGGCCTGGGAAGCCGTGGAAGCCCTCGACGCCGCCGGACGGCTGGGAGGAGGCCATTGCCCGCCCGGGCTGGCTGGCAGACGCCTTGGAGGCCCTGGAGCGGCTGCCGCGGTGCCGGTTCTTCCTCACGCCGGTCCCGCTGACGCAGTTCCTGGCGGAGAAGTTCGTCCCGAAGTGCCTGGGCGGCGGCTACGACGACATCCCGGGCCCGAAGGTCGCCGGCGAGCAGGACGGGCGTGAGAGCGCCGAGAAGGCCGCGGCCCGCTGGCGGGCTGGCCTCGAGCAGTCGAAGGCCCGGAACGCCGAGTACCTCGCCGCCAAGGCCCGGAGGGCGGCGACATGACCTGCACCCGCTGCACCCGCCCTGCCCGGTGGAGGACGCCGACGGAGGCCCTGTGCGGCTCGCACGCGGCTGACGAGGCGATCCGCGGGCGTCCGGTGGCCCTCGTGCCGCCGGAGGACGTGGCGGACCGCCTGGAGGCCGTCGGCGGCGAGCTGCTCGCGGAGGCGGCGGCTGAGATCCGCCGGCTCCGGGCGGCGTTGGAGGCTGGGCAATCTGCGGGCGATCGGCCGCTTGCGTGCGGGGGTAGGTTGGACGGTTGATCGGTGACTCGAACCCAAGGAGGGTCTCATGCGATGGATCGCGTTGGCGGTGGCGGTGCTGGTGCTCG